GGGGTTTCCCACCCTTTGTTTTTAACCGGATGGGCGATATGAACCTGATTTTTGAAGCGATCAAAACCGCGCTCATCAAGGGCGAAGCTAAAGTAAATTTGCAAGAGGCAGCAGGGCTTGCTGCTTCTGGTTCTGGCATTGGCGGCAACATTGTTTTTGATGATGCGTTTTCGACGATGCGGCAGGTTAATCCGATGCGTCAGTACGGGCGCGTGATCCCTGTTATTGGTTCCGATGCCGCATTTGTGGCGCGAACTGGCAATGCGACATACCAGACAAATCCGTGGGGCTATCCAGTCCAGAACAACACTGGCACGCCTGGCATTGCTACGACTATCTGGCAGCTTCCAGTTCGTGCGATTACGGCACAACTGCCGATCCGTACTGCTGTACTGTCCGACATTAACGGTCTGGATCCTGCAATCGTTGCGGATCTGGCTGACGAATTCGCTCAAGTTGAAAATTCCTCGATGGTCCAGAACAACGATCAGTCAGGAACGACCACAACGGCTACTGGCGGCACGAGTGGCTTGCGTGGGCTGCTGACCTATGGGGTCAGCACCAGCGCGGCTGCATTCGGGTCTAGCGGATCTGCAATCACCAATGGCCTGCATACGATCCTGAGTGTCGCGCCGACTGGCAGCGTTTTGACGTTTGCTGACATTGCCTCCCTGATGGGCGCTTTCCCTGCTCCCTATTGGCATCTGCCAGGCACGGCATGGATGATGCACCCGACTACTCTGCGGTCGCTGCGTTTCCTAAAAGACACTAACGGCATGCCGGTGTTCATTGATGCGGGGGTGGTCAATGGCCAGGCGCAGCAGTTCCTTTACGGCTGGCCGATCATCACAAACGGCGCTATGGATACGCTTACTGCCGCGGCAGCGGTCGGGACTCGGTTTGTCTATCTGGCCAACTGGCCACGGTTCACGACGATTGGCGATCAAGAAGAAATGAGCATCCAGCGCAACGATCAATATGCGCCAGGGTTCGTTTCGCTTTATGCCGAAAAGCGCGTTGTGGCAACTGTGCGCGATCCGTTTGCTGGCGTGGTTCTGGGGACGTAATGGCCACTGAAAACCAGACGCTTGCTCAGTTCTATTCGACTGATCGAAATCCCTTCAACTACGCGAGTTTCACGCAAGTTGGACGAGATTTGGCAACGGCTTGGTTAACGCTGGACCAGATTACGCAGCAGCTCAACCTGTTTGACGATCAGAGCCAGGACAGCTACCTGTCAGGGCTGGAGCTGGCAACCAGGATGGCTATCGAGGATTATCTGGGTTACTCGATATTCTCGACTCAGTATTTGGTCTACTACGGCAATCCGGGACTGTACAACACTGCGCTAAACCTCGATCTCCCAGAAGTCACGGCCACGAGTGCCGGGATCACTGTCAATTCGGTTAAATACTATGCCGGTGGATTCCCTCCAGTGCTTACGACGCTGGCCAGCAGTGGTTACTTTTACGATCCAACCGGCAACCGTGTTGTCATCAACGATCTGCCGCAGACTCTAAGCCAGCTCAACGCCAATCCGATTCAGGTGTTGTACACGGTCAACGCAAACCCGATTGCACAGTATCCGGTGATTCAGCAGGCTGGCCTGCTGCTGCTGACGCATCTGTACAACCAGCGCAGCAATACGGTCGATACGAACCTGAAAACCATTCCGTTTGGTGTCGATGTTCTGCTCCGTCCGTACAAGCCGCTGGTGATGTAATGGCGATTAAACGCTTTGAGAATCTAGTGGTAAACCATGTCGCAAATTCGGTTAATGATTTGGGTGAGTACACGACTACGATTACAAAGTGGTTTGACGGTCGGGCGCTGGTTTCGGCAGTAGCAAACAGTCTGCAAATCTCGGAAAAGTATCGTGTTTATCAGGATTTAGTGAATCTGACCTTTAACTACACGCCGAATATTAAAGAGCTTGTCGATAACCAGAATTTGTACAGCATCAACTGGCGCGGCTTTAATTGGCGCATTACCAATGCAGTCGAAGCAAATGATCGCATGACTGTAAAGGTACTTTGTTATCGCAACGATCCTGCAACGGCAGTCTGATGGCAACTCAACAGAATCCGGTAAATTATGCAAAGGCAATCCAGTATCAACTTTCGCATATTGTTTCTTGCCCTGTGTATGCGAACTTTAACCGCAACTGGGCTACTGAACCGACGTTTTTAACATGGCAACTGCGCAATGTTCATCAACCCGTTTATACTGGTGGAAACCAAAATAATAAGGGAATTGATACACCAATTTTTCAGATCAGTATCTTTTCGCAATCAATGGATACTGCGTTCGGTTTGGGCAATACGATTTTGCAAGCATTGCATGGTTACGCAGGACAGTTCGGCGGTGGAAGCGGCTTTTGGATTTCAAAGGCTGATGTAATGTGGCTATACAACTCATACGACAACACATTAGGGCTGCATGAGATTTTCCTTGATTGCACAATCGATATTCCAACATAAGATTTTTGAATCGTAAAAGGAATTAATCATGGCTCTCCCGACTAAAATTCTTCCCGGCTTTAGTGCAGCGTTTTATGCACAGACTGGCGCATCACCAACCGCATTGACGTTGGCCCAACTTGCTACGCTCGGCAGCATCACGGCGATCGCAATTTCTGGAAACCTGCTTAACGTCGAGGCAGTTCCTGCGTTTGGCCAGGATGACGCTGTAGCATCCTTCACGGTTGCTGGATCGCGTCAATCTGACAAAATCCCTTCCCAATCTGCGCCAACATCAATGACGATTACGGCAGCGTGGAATCCTAGCGATACCGTAATCTTGCAAGTGCGCACAGACGCCTATAGCGGCATCACAGAGCGCACCTATGTGGTGAGTGCTACCGATGGCACTAACGTCGTTTACTACTCGTTCAACGGGCGCGTAAGCGAGTTTAAAATCGATGCGCAACCTGGTGCAGAGGCTAAAGCGGTGTTCACAATTCACCCTCGCGGCAATATGTACGGTTGGGTAAATAACGCATAAAGGGGATTTAAATGGCTGCTCCAAATACAATTCTGCCAGGCTTTAGCGCATCGCTCTGGATGCAAAGCTCCGCAACTCCTACAGCGTTCACGACTGCCAATCTGGCGGTTTGGGTAGCGAGTGTGACTACTCTCGTCGGCACGGTCGCAAACGGTACAGGCGCTTCTGGCCTGCCGCTGAACGTGGAAGCAATTCCGGCCTATGGCCAGGATGATGCAGTCGCGTCTTTCTCGGTTGCAGGCAGTCGGCAATCAGATAAGATCCCGACCCAATCGGCTCCTACGTCGCTGACGGTCACTGCTGCGTGGAATCCTAGCGATGCCTCGCTCCTTCTGGTGCGTGGCGATGCTTATAGTGGCGTCATTGACCGCACTTATGTCATTGCTAGCGTAAGCGGCACATCGACCATTGCATACGCATTCAATGCTCGTGCTGGTGAGTTCAAAATTGATGCGGCGCCAGGCGCAGAGGCGAAGTGTACTTTTACGCTGCATCCTCGCGGCAACCAGTACGGCTGGAGCAATACGTAATGTTACTCAGTGAGGCGGTAGATATTCTGACCTCGGCGCGGCAAGACCTCGACCTTCTGGCGCGTGGTCTTGTCGTGGATGCTGCCGAAGTATCAGCGGCAATCGCAAAGGCATCGCCTGATTCCGTTGAAGCGGTAGTGCTGCAATACCTAGCAAAATACAATCCAGAACAAGTAAAAGCTAAATCAAAAAAGACGATAGCAAATGACGCAAATACAGAACAGCAATGATCTTCTGGCGTTTTTGCTTTCACAAGCCAACTCTGGTGACAGGGACTGGTTTGGCTATAAAGAGCAACGAGTAATTGGCATTTCATTGGTCTATGAAATTGCAGCAAATAACGCTGCAACAATGTCGGCAGAAGAAATTGTGGATTACGTAATTGATCTCAACAATATGATACATAAAAAAATGATTAGGCCGCCCAATGACATTAGCCCATAAGCTCGGATCTGGTTACGACAGCACGCGAGCAAAGCTCAAGACCATTACCCTAAATCTTGGTGAACTTGATTTCAAGTTAAAGCTGCAACTGCCGGTAAAGCGCGAGATGGAGGAAATCACGGAGATGATTTCTGCACCAGCGCAGGACCGGATCGACTCGATCTACGTCAAACTTTCGGAGCCAATCCGCAAGCTGGTGACTGATGGCGGCGATGCTTTCCTTGATGCGATCAACAGCGAAAAGAAGAATATCGTTATTTCTGATGAGGATGTAATCATCGATGGAAATTCCGTTAGACAAGTTGCGATGCTTTCGGCCATGTGGGAAATCAAAGTTGAAAAATATTTCCATCTTTTGCAGACCGAATCAGGTGAAAAAATTACAGAGACTTTTGATGAAATCTCCGCAGAGTTCCCCGATCCAATTATCAAGTACGTTATCGAGACTATTGAAAACACCATCAAGCCAGATTACCAGACCACAAAAAAAAACTAAGACGGTCGCTTAGATCGCAAGTTGTCGCAGCAATGATTTTTAACGGGCATCGTGAGGATTACATTGATTCGCTCGATGAGGAATTATTTACGGAGATCCAGGTTATGTACGCTGATGGGATGCTCGGAAATAAGGCGATCTTTGATGCACTGACTCCGGTAACGACCGCGGTGTTTAATTACATGCGCTCGGCTGGCACGGCATCGTTCCGCTCTAATCAGATCTTTCCGTGGATCAATGAGTACAGCGAAAATCCCGACACGACCAGGACTGACTCGGCTAGTCAATCGCTGTTGACGTTTATGAGCCAGGCGCCAGGCTTCGAGATCTCAAGGTTCCAGAATGGCTAACGTAAATGTTCAAGGCTTTCCAGAACTCATTGCCAAGATGACTGAGCTGGCTGACGAGATCGGCAAGGGCAAAACTGACTCGATCTGGCGCAAGGCATTGCTTGATTCGATTGATCCGGTATTGCAGGAAGCTAAATCACGCGCACCACAAGATACTGGGCAACTTGATCGAGCGATCTATAGCAAGGCTCATAAGCCAGCATCACGCGATAAGGCGAGCACTTCGTACATGGGCGAGATGATGATGGCGCGGGTCACAGCGAGTCCGATTCGGGACGATAGCGTGATAAAGACTGTTCTAAACAGGCGTGGAAAATTTCAGAACGTAAGAACTAATATGCGTCCAGTCGCAGTCTCTCAAGAATTTGGCAACGCTCGAACTCCTGCGCATCCGTTTATGCGCGTGTCACTCACTGACAACATCGGCAATGTCCAGCAGCGGCTAGGCGATTCCGTCTGGTCGGCTATCGAAAAATTCGCAGGGAAATAAAATGGCAGTCATTGGCTCGCTCTCTGTAAAACTTGGACTGGTTACGGTCGAGTGGGATACCGCCACTGCGAAAGCTAAAGCTCA